CCTGTATCTTTCCAAAAAATTAATGTCTTTGGGCCAAACATATAACAAAACTTATATAGTGTTTTATCCGTTTCTTTTACTGTGGCGCCGTTACAAGTTGCTAAAAAAGCTCTTTTATTCTCCTGGATAGTATTATTATTTAATGTTTTCATGTCTTTTATGTTTTAAGGGGTTTTTATTAGTTGTTTGCATATCTAGCGTTAAATTCTACCTGTGTTACTTGCTGAGGGGATTTATTAAGATTAAAAGCTACTTCTTCGATAAATTCTAAATTGTCAGGGTTTTTAATGTTGTTAGTCCATTTCGGGCAGGCGTCTACATTAAATTTGTGTAGTGTGCAGCTATTTAATAAAATTGTGCTTGCTAGTGTTAAAATTACTGTTTTCATGGTTTTTGGGTTTTTAGGGGGTTAAAATTTATTATTTATCAATCCGCGGGCTGTTATCGAATACGGTTAATATAGTTGTATAGTCTTAATCTTGTCTTATATCTTGTATCGACATATATTTCAGCGTCAAATTTAATCTCCCATTTTTGGGCTGTGTCACTATCATTAGTTAGGCGCTCTATTGTTTCGCCTTTACTATTTTTATAAATTACGTGTAATAAATATGGCTTTTCCATGGTATTAAGTTTTAGATTGTTTTTAACTCAAGTTTGCGTTATAATTCCGTTTATTAATTAATATTTGATTTTTGTTTTTGCAGTTCGGCGGCTGTACCTATTTATCTTTATTCTTTTTCTTTAATGCCTTAAGCCAATATATAACTTCATCTATACATTCGTTACTTAAATTCATATAGTTAGTGCTATTACCTCCTTCACCTTCTAATATCTTTATCTTAGGTAAGTATTCACTATTTAATTTAATGCTCTCTAACTGTCTATTATAGTAGTTATCGTGTTTATTTACTGTAGTTTTCATATCTTTATATATTTAAATTGTTAATTTACCTTATATCTTTAATCCTTAACCGTTGGTAGTCGTTTGTTGTCGGATATATTAAACCTATTTATGTATGTGTATTATATAATCTTTATACCTCCAATATATTACAATTCAATTAGTTACGGTTTTTAATTCTCTCTAATTGGTGGTTGATTTCAGCGTATAAATTGCTAATTAAGTCACTTAAAATGTCGTTTAGTTGGTACATTTCCAGGTCGTAAAGCATATTAAAAGTGTCACCATTAACTAAATGTGGTGCTGTTTCTCTGTAATTGTCTATAATACAGCCTATTAACTCGGTTTTTGCTTGGCGTTCTCTATTCATTAGGTCGCGAAGTTTTAAGGTTATTTGTGGGTTTTTCATGAGTTCTATTTTTTAAGGGGGTTAAAAATGTTAAAAGCCTGTAAATATTGGTATTCACTCGGTGGAAAAATGTCATTTTAAGTTAAATTATTAGGTGTTTTTTGAGCTAAAATTTTACATTCATCGTCCTTAATAAAACCTAATCTTTTTAAATCATGGATTATGCAATAGTTAGTATTAAAAACCATGTCCATGCCACAACCATGTATTTTAAAAGTTCCTGTTCTTTGTACTTCTTTGTAACCTAGTGCGGTAAATAAACAAATATATTGACGGTGGTAAAATCTTTTATTTTTTCCTTGTTCGGCGCTCATAAATTTTAAATCTCTACTCATTCCGCTTGCGCTTACTTTTTTAATAATGCAAATCATGCGTTCTTGTTTAATAGCTTTTAAATAAGTTTTAGCATCGCTTATAAATTGCTCCACATTATAATAGTTTAACTTTTCAATGTTTTTAACTAGTTCTTTGTTGTCCTGGATGTTTTTAATAATTGCTTTCATGGTTTCTAATTTTATAGGGTTAGTATGTTTGTTTGTTTCTTGATATAAAGGTAAATTATAAATTCACTTATTTAGTAATATTGGTACGAGTGGCAAAACAAATTTGTTAGCGGTAAAATAGCTTTATGAATGGTAAAAGGATCAATAAAAAAACGTGTTAAAAATTACCCTATTTACTTAACCTTTATACTCAGCCCAAAAATGATAAATTAAAATAATACCGTGCCAAACTCACATAAATTTAAGTTATTACATAAGCGGCAATAATCCAGGATAAACGGTAATGGCTTAAATAGCCGTTTGTTGTCGGTTAATAGCGTGCCAAAATTACTGTAAATATGTTAAAAATGGATCAATTACATGAACGGTTGTATAGCTTGATGAACGGCAAAGGGTAAATAGCCGTTTGTTGTCGGATATTATCCGTTTGTTGTCGGATAGTTCTGACTCAAGTTTGAGTTATAAATGTATGTTATTTCCTAGGCTTGTTGTTGTGTGTCGGCGGTTGTGTAAAATGATTATGCAAGGCGGCGGACATATTAAAATATTAATTTTATATATATAACATTACTAATTTATTTAATAACATAATAGCATGATATAAACCAATTTACTATATATCAATCCTAATTTACTAATAACTAAAAATCCTAATTTCAAATATCTGTTTAGCTTTATGGCTTTGTCTTATCCCCCCCGTCCCCCGCTTTTTGTTTCTGCTGCAAAATTCAAGCTATATAGTCCCATAAACTTTTTAATTTTTTAAAAAAAATTTCGTTGATGTAATAAACAATGAGTACCGTAAACTTTTTAATTTTTTAAAAAAAAAATTGATGATGTAATAAACAATGTTCTTATTTAAGTTTGGAGGGGTTAAGGTTAAATAGTGGGAATATTATTTAAGTTTGTTGTAACCTTTATGGATTGGTTAACGTATAAAGTGTAATATGAGGATAACGGCAGCAAAGGGGTTTTTAAGACAAGTAAAGAAAGCTAAGGAAGGAAAGGTGTTAATGTGGGATTGGGTGGATGAGAGATGGATTATAGGGGATAGGGATAAGGTTAAGAGGTTTAGTAAGTGGACAGTAGTGATAAAAGATTTTAGTAAAACGTAGTTTAAAAAATAATTGTAACCTTTTAAAAGGATAATAAGTATAAGGGTGTATGGAAGAGAATAAAGGTTCCGCCGAATTGGTGGATAGAAAGACAGGTATGCAGAAGTTAACCTTAATAGAAGATATTATGCCACATGAATTAGTGTTGTATTACTTCCCGAAGGCGGATGAAGAAGATATAGACTTTATATTATGGAATAAGAGTCCATTTCCTTATGGCCCGATAGAGAGAATAAATGATGATATTTATGAATGGTATTTAAAAAGTAACTCAACTTTGAGTTAAAAATAGGTAATTAATAAAAAAGTAATTAATTTAGCATGGTGTCAACTAATAAGATAAAGCCTTACGCGATATACGATAGTGTATATGATTTACAGTATATGGAACTGTATAGTGGTAGTGAAAGAGATCCTGTAGTGGATGCTTCGATATATGCTGTAGATAACCTAGCTTTTGATTGTTTTGGTAGTAAACTTCCTTTTAGTATACAAGTAGGATTAAATGCTCAGTATTTAGATAGAAGTAAATACTTACTTGAGGATATGGATAAGAGAGTTGTGAGATGTAGTCAGAGAGTTACAGTAACTATTATCGTATTTAATAACATGGATGATTACTTATGGTATGAAAACGGAGAGAAAACATGGATAGATTTATAAGCCAAACATATAGTTATAGTACTCATAGAAATTACTTTATGAATAGTACAGGAGACTTATTTATAAATAAAGAAGGAGATTTATTAATTTATTACAGATTTGAATATGGCAAGTAATTCAGAATACGAACAACAAAAGTTTTGGGAAGACAAACCTATTAAGTGGATTCATTTTACGGACTCATTAGGTAATAATTGGAGCATGGTTTATCATCCTTTGTTTGATGAAAGTCAAAAGCCAGAGTTTAACCAAATTAAAGATAAAATTAAAAACCAAATAAATATATGAAAAGAACAATTAGTAAAATCACTGTTAATTCAGGAGGTTTAAAGGGATTAATCCTAGAGGGTCGCGAAGATGTGGCTAAGAACAACAAGATTACTGAAGATGGCTTCAAGTTAACTAAAAAGCATCCAATTTCGCGTGATTTAGAAGATAAACTTAAAGAGTTTCGTTTTTTTGCTTTAAATATTTGTGGTTTAATAACAGATAGTACAAGTAAGAATGATAAATTAATGTTACTTGACGGATGTGATGTATTATCTATTGAGTTCGAGAAGGGTGTTACTGGTTACTTTAAGATTAAGGTAGCAAGTCGAGTATTTGATACTAAGACTATTACATTAAGCACTCCAAAGACAGATTCTAGTGACGATTATCAGTATTTTGATACAGTTATGAATGTAGTAGAGGCATTATTAGAAGAAGTTGAGCAGTATGAGAAGGGATTGAAACAAATCAGTGACGAAGATTTAATGATAAGCTATATCAGACACGGTAAGGATAAGAGTATGGATTTAGACAAGTTAAATGAGATGTCGGCGGAAGAGAAAGCGGATTACTGTCAATCTATCCTTGAGAAACTAGGATGCTTAGTTATTCGTCCTGATGAAGTATATGAAGAAGGAGAAATAGAAGAAGTGTCTTTAGAAACTAATGTACAACCATTAATGTTAGAGATGAATTTAGGAGATGTGCCTGTTATTGAAGGATTGGTTCCAAGTGAAGATAATAAATCGTTGTATGTTTCTGGAATTGATGCTTATGAGGAAAAAGAAGAGTTAAAAATTGCAGAACCAATTAAACTTAAAAAATAAATATGATTCATAATCTATTTCCAAATGAGGTGTATTTAGAACCTAACGAACACAAGTATTTTGATTCTGAAGGTAATCAATACATCTCATTTTCGGCATTATACGGTAAACTTGTAAAGAAGTTTGATGCAGTAGGTATCAGTAAGCTAGTAAGTAAACACGGAGACAAGTCGGCGAGTGAAGTAAGACAAGGGTGGGAACAAACCGCCGTAAACGGCTCAAGAGTAGATGCTGCTTTAGAAAGATATGCTCAAACAGCTACTTTAGATGAAAGTGATGAAGATTTAAGAACTTGCGTTGTAGATGTATTGTATAAGTACAGAAACTACTCTAAAACATTTGAGCAAGGAATACCTTACTCTAAAGAATATAGGGTAGCAGGCAGTTGGGATAAATTAAGTTTAACTTCTAATCGTAAAGATAGTAAGTTTCACTTATCTGACTTTAAATGCTTTGTTAAGGGATACGATTCTCTGTTTACTGTTAGTGGACAACCTTTCTTAAACGCTCCATTTGAACATTTATCTAATACAAAGTTTACTAAAATAAGCTTACAGTTATCTTATTATAGCCATTTATTCGAGGAGTTGACTGGGAGAAAGTGCGAGAAAGTATTTATAGACTTAATCACTCCTGTATTTGATTATAATAATAAATTAATAAGTTATAAGAACGAAGTTGTACCAACAATGTATTTAAAAAACGATATTAAGATACTACTAGAAACTTATAAAGATGAGATAAAGGATATGTTAGATAATACGGTTAAAGCAGATTTTGTAGATGTATCCGCTGAAGATGATGAAATATTTTAAAAAATAACTCAAACTTGAATTAAAAAACATGAAATTTATAGCAACCTTAGTTTTGTTTTTAGGTATCGGAGGATGTATAATAGTAGTAGTTGTAGCTAATGAAGAGAAAAAGACTCTTATAAAAGACTACAATAAACAGTTCCAAGACACTCCTTTATATTACAAGAGATACATAAGTACAAGTGTAGTTTATAAAAGTAAACACAAACATTAATAAAAATTTACTAAATTAGAGCCGAGTAGCGAGATGTTATTCGGCTTTTTAGCATAAAACAAAACAATATGAGTTATTTATTTTTTATTGACCAAAAGAACAATAAAGTTCTTCATCCAGATGTGGTAAAATTAGAACCGCAACTAGCCTTATTAACAGATAAGGAAGTTCTATTCATAATTTTGGCTTACGACTACAATTCAATTTACAGACAGTTTCCTGAAAGACAAAGAGTATCTAAGGCTATATTTCACGTTTGGCAAGATAATAAGCCTGAATTACTACACGAAGAGAAGCGTCCAAAACGTATATCGGAGGCTATTGAGGCATACAAGTCTTTGCAATACAATAGAAATATTGAATTAGTAGAGATGTATAATAAGAAGATAGACGAACTTCTTAATATATTAGACCACGATAATTCTACAACAGGTATTAAGAATGCTATGGACTCAATAGATAAGTTCAGAAAAGCAATCCAAGCAATAGAGAGAGAAGTGGTGGAAGAAAAGTTGCTTGATGGAGAACTTAAAGGTAAAACAGAACTTAGTTTCCTTGAGAAAATGAAGTCTAATCAAAAGATGTTTAAATCAGTAACAGCTAAACGAGGATAAGATGGACTATAAAGAACTACCTATATTACTCGCGCCTTATGTTAAAGGAAAGGGATTTGACCCTTTGCCATTGGTTACAAACGGTATTCCTGATTATGCTGATGGAGCAAAGAATCCTAAAGTGATAGGAACTACTGAATACGAAACATTTTGGGCGGAACAATTATACAGATGTATTAATGGATACCAAACAGGAGGAATATTTATACCAGGCAGATTCTATTATTACATGAATTTTAATAATATGAATACGGTTCATGGTATTATTACTCCTGATTTTTGTGATATGCACTTAGAATTATGTTACATAATAGAATGGTGTAAAGCAAATGGAAAGAACTTAATAATAGGAAAGAAACGAAGGGCAGGTATATCTGAGTTTACTCAAAAGGCTGTTATTGACCACGGATATAGATTTAGTGAGTCTTATCAAGCTGGTATAGCGGCAGGTCAAAAGAAATATGCAGAGGATTTTATGACAAAGTGGGAGGATTCTGAAGCTTTGTTGCAGAGTGAATTTAGAGTAAACTCTCTATTAAACAACCCTGATGAAGTAGTTTCGGGATACGAGTTAATGGATGGCGGTAAGACAACTCTAAAAAATAACGCTTGTAAGATATTTGTAAGAACCATGCACAACAATCCAAATATGTTTAAGGGTTTATTCTTAAATGATGTTGTGGCGGAGGAATCAGGAGAATTTGAGAATCTTTGTGAGTTTATTAGTGCTACTAATGACTGTTTAATGGATGGAGATACACAAGTTGGAATGTTTATGATTTATGGAACTGGCGGAAATATTAACAAAGGCTCTAAAGATTTTAAGAAAGTGTGGGAGAATCCTAATGATTATAATGCTGTTAAGTATTTAATTACAGGAGATAGATTTAAGAAACCATTTTACGGTGGCGCAACTCGTTTCGGAAAATATGTATCAGTAACTCCTAATCTTTTAAAGAAGTATAAACCATACCAAATAATAGGAATGGAAGATACGGAAGCTGCTATGGAGAATATTATGGAAGAGAGGGAGAGATTAAAGAAAGGAGATTTGAAGAAATACATGGAGCATTTACAAAATAATCCTATCAACGAGGCGGAGATATTTAGAAAGATGTTTAGTAATAACTTCGATATTCAAAAGATAAATTCACAACAAGATGAAATAACTATAAATAAGAATAAGTACTCGAAGTGGAAATTAGATTGGGTAACGAAAGAAGGAACATTAGAAAGAGTAAATCCATTAAGAGTAAAAGCTATTCCTGCAAAAGATACTGACGATGAAGGAGATTGTATATTAATACTTGATGAATACCATCCTGATAAGAAGTATAAGAATTTGTATGTTGGAGGAATTGACCCTTACGATCAAGATAAAGGTGTTTCAAAATCTTTAGGTGCAATGTGTGTAATGACTCGTCCTAATACTTTTGGTATTCCATTTAATATGCCAGTGGCTGTTATTTGTACTCGTCCTAAAAGAAAAGAGATATTTTTTGATATGTGTTTAAAATTATCTGTTTATTATGACTTGGTAGGTAATACATTAGGAGATAAGGCAGGTAGTTCAGGTATTATAAAGTGGTATGAAAACCATAATTGCATGAGATACTTGGCGCCGAGACCTAAGAAGTTTGAAAGTATGAATAGTGAGCAGTCACATGAGTTTTGGGTTTCATTAAATACTCATAGCCGTCCTTTAATGGTTGGCGCTATGCAAACATCTATACACGATTACTGTCAGAATATATGGTTTCCTGAATTAATTAATCAATTAGGTAACTTTGATGAAGTGGAGATAGGAAGTGATAATGACTTGGCGGATGCTTATGGAATTGCTTTGATGCAATCTATCAGTGTAGTAGCAGCTCCAAGAGATGATAATACCAAAGAATCAGAAGACCCATTTAGTTTAGGAAATTGGATAACTGATAAAAATGGAAACGTAATTCCTGCTGGAGATTTTAAGCGTCCAACTAATCCTGAAGAGGACCATGAATATTTTGGTAGTTAGTTACTTAATTTTTACTATTTTTGAGTAAAAATACATTCAATGCGTTCATATCCAC